CGATTGGGAGCGGACATATATAGATGGACTTGATTTGCTTGGCCTCAAGATTGAAGACAGGACAACTCCGTGGCCCGGTGCCTGCGGGGTTCATCATCCTATTCTGACCGAGGCTGTCATAAGATTCCAGTCTCAGGCTATTATGGAGGTGTTTCCCGCCAGTGGCCCTGTCAGGATAAAGATTGTTGGCAAGATAACCGATGAAAAAGAAAAACAGGCCGAACGTGTTAAGAATTTCATGAATTATCTTCTTCTGGACAAAATGACAGAGTACCGTCCAGAAACAGAGCAACTTCTTTTTAATCTGCCTCTTGCTGGATCTGCTTTTAAAAAGGTTTACTTCGATCCCGCCATGGGCCGCGTTTGTGCCCATTTCATCCCTGCCGAAGATTTTGTTGTCTCTTATGGGGCGACAGATCTTTTGACAGCGGAGCGCTACACGCATGTTATGCGGAAATCAGAGAATGAGATTCGCAAGCTACAGGCTGCTGGTCTTTATCGGGACGTTGAAATTGGCAGTGCTTCTCGGGAAATATCCCAGATCCAAGAGAAGTATAACGAGATCGAGGGGGAAACTCCCGTAGATACGGATTCAAGGCATGTTCTTCTTGAGGTGCACGCCGATCTTGATCTGGTTGGTTACGAGGATGTGGACGAAGATGACGAAGAAACTGGCATAGCCCTTCCTTATGTTGTGACCATAGCCAAGAGCGGTGGTCATATATTGGCTATTCGTAGAAATTGGTATGAAGACGACGAGCGCCGCATGAAGCGTATGCATTTTGTGCATTACCAGTATATGCCGGGACTTGGTTTTTACGGCTTTGGTCTTATACATCTAATTGGGGGTCTTGCTAAGAGCGCCACCTCGTTGCTCAGGCAATTGGTGGATGCAGGGACGCTGGCGAATTTGCCGGGAGGTCTCAAAGCGAGGGGTTTGCGAATTAAGGGGGATGATTCGCCTATAATGCCGGGTGAGTTCAGGGATGTTGATATCGCGGGTGGCGCGATTAAGGATAACATCACGTTCCTCCCCTATAAAGAACCCAGCAATGTGCTGCATCAGATGCTTTCAGAAATTGTTGAGGAGGGCAGAAGGTTCGCTTCCCTTACCGATCTGAAGCTGGCTGACATGAAGCAGGACGCCCCTGTTGGCACAACGCTTGCTCTTATAGAGCGGTCCATGAAGGTTATGACGGCCATACAGGCGCGACTTCATGCGGCCATGAAAAAAGAATTTTCTCTTATTGCTGATCTGGTTAGGGATTATGCGACAGAAGAAGGCTACGAATATGAGGCGGAAGAGGACAATGTAAAGGCTGAGGATTTCGACGGTCGTGTTGATGTTATTCCCGTTAGCGATCCCAACTCTTCAACAATGTCGCAAAGGATTATGCAGTATCAGGCGGCGCTGCAATTATCTCAGCAGGCCCCTCAGATGTATGATTTGCCGGAACTTCACAGGCAGATGCTGGATGTTTTGGGGATATCTGACGCGGAGAGGATTATTCCTCTTTCAGGAGAAAAGAGGCCGCGTGATCCTGTGTCGGAGAATATGGATCTTCTCAATGGGAAGCCATTGCGGGCTTTTATTCATCAAGACCATGATGCTCATATTCAAATTCATCAGGCGGCGGTGCAAGACCCTAGAATTCAGTCTCTGGTTGGGGAAAGCCCGATGGCCTCCACGATTGCCTCCTCTATGGCCGCTCATATTCAGGAGCATTTGGCCTTTAAATACAGGGCTGAGATTGAGAAGGAGCTTGGTGTTGAGTTGCCTCCCCCAGATGCAGAGCTTCCTGACGAGGTTGAGGTTAAGCTCTCAAGGCTTGTTGCCGAGGCGGCAGAACGCTTGTTGAACAAGGGTATTAGCGAAGCTCAGCAGCAGGAGAACCAAGAGAAGGCGGAAGATCCTGTTATACAGATGCAGCAGAAAAAACTTGAGTTACAGCAGCGGGACATTGAACGGAAAGCAGAAACCGATAAGGCGCGCCTGACCGCTAATATGGATCAGGCAAGGATGCGTCAGGAAACAGAGAAATATCGTATTGATGAGCAGTCCGAGATTGATGGTGTGCGTATAGGTGTCGATATTGCCAAGAGCAAGGCTGAGTTGGCTGGCAAAAAAGACGAGCTGGACGCAAAGAGTGTTATGGAAAAAGCCAAGTTGGTTGCCGAGGTTGGAAAGGCTTTGATAGATGATGAGCATCGTGACAAGGGAGAATAAGAATTGACGGAGCAACCTTTATTTGAGGTGTTTCAAAAGAACATTCGAGAGAGAATGAATGAACTTGCCGATGCTATTGCGACGGGCTCGGCCCAGAGTTTTGAGGAGTATCAGAAAATGGTTGGGGTTATAGAGGGCCTTGCCTTGGCTGAAAGGGAGTTGCTCGATTTAGTGGAGGCCCTGAAAAGGGGTAAGGAATGATCCTATGTTTCACATGAAACATAGCGCAGGAGTCCACGGCTCTTAGAACCGTGAGCAGAGGGTCCGTTACCCCTCGCCATTCTGGTGAAAACGTGCAAGGAGACAGCGATGTCCGAGACCGAAAAAGTTGTTGATCTGGATGGTGAGCGTCGTAAGGCTGCCCAGCTTCCCGACCCAACAGGATTTCAATTGCTTATTGCCCTTCCTGAGCAGGATGAGAAAACAGAAGGTGGCGTTTATGTCCCTGATGATTTTAGGCAAAGAGAAGAAACAGCGAGTATCACAGGCATGGTTCTGAAGATGGGGCCGGATGCTTTTGTTGATGTTTCGCGCTTTCCTAATGGTCCTTACTGCAAAAAGGGCGACTGGATTATTATGCAAGCCTACACAGGTACGCGAGTTTCTATCCATGGGAAAGAATTTCGTCTCATAAATGACGATTGTGTTAAAGCAATTATTGAAGATCCGAGGGGGGTTAAAAGAGCATGAGTGCAGCAGAATTAGAGCAGGAGCCCGAAAATTTTGATGATTTGACTGAGCCTGTAAATGTTCTCAGCAATGATGACGTTGAGGTTGAGGTTGTTGATGATGTTCCAGAGAAAGATCAAAATAGGCCAGCAAGGGCAGAAACCTCAGAATCTGATGAATCCGACGACGATGAAGAAGAGGATGATTCTCGTTTCGGCAACAGGGTCCAGAAGCGGATAAGTAAGTTACGCTATGAATGGAATGAAGAACGAAGGGCAAAAGAGCAGGCATTCAGGGAAGGCACTGAAGCTGTTAATTATGCCCGTTCAGTTCAGGACCATAATGAGGCATTAAAGGTTCAGGTTTCTGAACAGCGCAAGCTCTTATATGATCAGGTGTCGGCTAAAACTGATGTGGAGATCGAGGGGGCCAAGCGCCTTTATCGTGACGCATATGAGGGTGGCGATTCTGATCAGATAGCTGATGCTCAGGAAGAATTGGCCCGTTTACATGCTGAGAAGTCTCAGTTCATGTACAGCATGCCGGAGCCGCCAGCGCCGCAACCCGTAGCACAGCCGCTTCCACAACCAGCGGAAGTCCCGGCTCCTGACCCCGCTGCTGTGGATTGGATAAAGAAGAATTCTTGGTTCCAGCAACCCGGTTATGAGGAGATGACTGGGTTTGCTATTGGTATACATGAGAAATTGGTTAAGAAGGGGGTCGATCCCAGATCAGATCCTTCTTACTATAAGCAGATTGATGGTGTTTTGCACCAGCAGTTCGCTGAATACTTCGGGCAGGGCAAAACTGCCAGTGAGACTCCGACCTCCCGAAGAACTCCGGTAGTTGCCCCAGCGAGGAGGGGGGGCAAGGGACCGCGCAAAGTGGAGTTGACTGGAACTCAGGTTGCCCTCGCTAGGAAACTTGGGATATCGCCAGAACAGTACGCGGCACAAGTTGTGAAGGAGATGACATAATGGCTGACGAACAGGCAATAGAGCGCAAGCCTAGAACTACAGAAACACGGGAAGCGTCTGAGCGTCCAAAGAGTTGGATTCCGCCGCAGGTACTCCCTGATCCTGAACCAGAGGATGGTTATGTTTTTCGGTGGATTAGAACTTCTCTTATGGGCGCTTCGGACAATGTTAATGCGTCGAAGCGATTTAGAGAGGGCTGGGAACCTGTACGGGCAGAAGATCATCCAGAGCTAATGCTTACTTCCGATAGGAATAGTGAGTATGAGGGGAATATTGAAGTGGGTGGTTTGTTGCTTTGCAAAACGAGTAGAGAGAATATCGAAGCTCGTTCTGAGTATTACGAACAGTTGGCTCAGAAGCAGGTTGATTCTGTAGATCAAAGTTACATGAGGGAAAACGATCCTCGTATGCCTAAGATTAATGAAAATAGGTCGAGGGTTACCTTCGGAGGCGGCTCAAAGCCTACATAGGTTCGAGTCGTATGGTTTAAACTTTATAGAGGAGACATGTGCGATGTCTACTACGGCAACACCATATGGTTTCCGTCCTGTTGGCCTTTTAGGTGGGGGGGATTGGAGTAGTTCAATCCGACACATCAAGATTGCCAGTGCGTACGGAACCGCTATCTTCTATGGGGACGCAGTCAAACTTGTCGCTGCTGGCACTATTGAAAAAGATGCTGGCACAACGACGATGACTCCCTGTGGAATCTTTGTTGGGTGTCGATATACAGACCCCACTACCAATCAGCCTACGTATGCCCAGCAATGGACCGCTAGTGTGGCGGCTTCTGATGCTATGGCATATGTTGTTGACGATCCTAATGTTGTTTTCCAAGCGCAGGGAGATGCGACTCTCGCCCAAACTGCTCTTGGTAATAATGTTGCGGTTGTTCAGACGGCTGGTTCTACTTCAATCGGTACGAGTAAAAATGCTATTGATTCTTCAACGATAGCAGCTACGAAAACTCTACCTGTGCGTATTCTTGGTTTTATTGATGGCGCGAATCAATCTGTTGGTGACACTTATACGGATGTCATTTGCAAGTTTAATTCGGGTGGTGACGCGACTGGCGACAGTTGTGCTTCGCATCAGTACCAAGATACCACTGGCATATAGGAGGATTGAGCAATGGCTATTTCAAGAGCACAAATGCTTAAAGAACTCCTGCCGGGCCTTAATGCTTTATTCGGTCTCGAATACGAGAAGTATGAAGACGAGCATAAAGAAATCTATGAAACTGAATCTTCTGATCGCAGCTTTGAAGAAGAAGTTGCCTTGGCGGGTTTTGATGCGGCACCTGTTAAGAATGAGGGTTCTGCTATTTCATATGATAACGCACAGGAGTCGTATACGGCACGGTACAGTCATGAAACAGTGGCAATGGGCTTTATGATCACAGAAGAAGCTATGGAGGATAATCTCTATGATTCTCTTAGTGGTCGTTATACCAAAGCGCTGGCTCGTGCTATGGCGTATACCAAACAGGTGAAGGCAGCGACCCCGCTGAATAACGGGTTTTCTTCTTATCAATCTGGTGACGGGGTTGCTATGTTTAGCACCGCGCATCCATTGGTATCAGGTGGAACGAATTCTAATCGTCCCAGCACTGGTGCTGACCTTAACGAAACCTCTTTAGAGGCGGCTGTTATTTCGATTGCCAAGTGGACTGACCAAAGGGGTTTGATGATTGCGGCTCGTCCGCGTCGTCTGGTTGTCCCGCCGGATCTAATGTTCGTGGCAACCCGCATTCTGGATAGCGAACAGCGTCCATCTACTGCGGACAACGACGTTAATGCAATCAAGAATAACGGAACAATTCCTGAAGGATATCGCGTGAATCATTATCTCACCGATACCAATGCATGGTTTATGATTACTGATGTTCCAAATGGCATGAAAAACTTTGAGCGTGCCCCGATGACCACCGCTATGGATGGTGACTTCAATACAGGTAACGTGCGGTATAAAGCCCGCGAGCGTTATTCGTTTGGTGTTTCTGATCCTCTCGGCGTGTATGGTTCTCCGGGTTCCTCGTAAGAGATGCCATGAGGGGGGAGGTAAAGCCCTCCCCCCTCATCTTTATCTGGGATTACCCAGCCCTAGCGACTGTCCCAGCAGACGCTTACGAAGACTCTAGGGCATATCTCTCGTAAGGAGGATAGCCAAATGGCTAACACGACTTTTAACGGTCCCGTTCGTTCGGAAAAAGGCTTTGAACAGATTTCCATAGCATCTGTTACGGGCGTGGTCACAACCAATTTAGATGTAGATACCAGTGGTAATTTGGTTACCACGGGCTATGTCTCCGCATATGATAACGTAGTTTCGATTACTGACGCTACTTACAGCGTTGAATCAACTCAGTCTGGTGCAGTTTTTACCCTTAACCGTGCAGCAGGTATTGTTGTTACGCTACCAACAGCGGTAGCAGGACTTCATTACACTTTTATTGTGGGCACGACTTTTACGGGTGCAGGTCAAATTAACACAGACAATGCCAGCGATCTTTATTCTGGTTTTGCTCATTTGTTTGACCCGGCGACTGCTACGGATATGAATGTTTTTATTCCTGACGCAAGCAATGATGACACCATTGATCTTGGTTCAGCAGGACAGGGCTGGCTCGTTGGCGGGATTATTCGCCTCAAGGCAACCACGGCTGCTGTATGGCACTGCGAAGCCTTCCTCCACGGTGATGGCACTTTAGCTACGCCGTTTGAATAATTAATGTTGGGGGGAGCAATCCCCCCAACCCTTTAAAGGAGGGTTAAATGGCAGATGCTGTTAGCACAACTACTATTGAAGACGGCGAGCGTCAGCTTGTCGTTCAGTTAACAAATCTTTCTGATAGTACGGGCGAAGCGAAAGTTAACAAGATTGATGTCTCCGGGCTTGCGACGAGTGTGGGCAAGTCTTGCAATGAAGTCCGCATCCAAGAAATATGGGCACAGGTTTATGGTTTTGACGGTGTCCAGCTTTGGTACGATGCCGATACAGATGTTGTTGCTTTCAATGCTGGTGTTGGTTGGACCCATCAGGATTTCAGTAATGTTGGCGGTTTGAAGATGTATGGCACTAACGCAACGGGTGACGTTCTTCTTTCGACACTTGGGACAGAGGCATCTGGAGACGCTTACCAGATCGTTATTCGTGCCGTTAAATATTATGCGTGATGGTCATTATGCCTACTGATGCGAGTTTAATTTGGAACCTTATTTTAAGTATTGCTGGCGCTTCTTTTTGTTGGTGGGTTCGGGGTATAAGCGGTCAGGTCGCTGATATCAGGAAGAGAATTGCCGATACGAGAGAAGAGGTGGCGAAGACGTATGTTACCAAGGCTGATCTTCAACAGGACATGAGGGATTTGATGACTAGGTTTGATAGGCTTGAAGAGAAGTTTGATCGTCTTATTTCGACACGGTTGACCTAATGTTTATTAAGAAAGTGTGGGATAGTGATTTAGGGAGGAGAGAAGATGCCGTCTGTTGGGGCTAAAAAATTTCCGTATACTGCCAAGGGCAAGGCTGCTGCCAAAAAGTACGCTGCCAAGCGCGGTAAAAAGGTTAAGTCTCATTCGCGTTCAAAGCGCAAGAAGGCTTAAAGTAGAGGGCGACTAATGGCAACTAGCGGAACAACGACCTTTAATTTGGATATTTCCGAGATATGTGAAGAGGCGTTTGAACGCGCCGGTCTTGAAATGCGTGGTGGTTATGATTTAAAAACCGCTCGTCGCAGTCTGGATCTTATGTCTTTGGAGTGGATTAATCGCGGTCTTAATTTGTGGACGATAGAAGAGGGAAGCGAGACGCTGACAGCGGGCACCGCTACTTATAGTTTCCCCGCAGGTACTATTGATTTTCTGGATCAGATGATCCGCACGGATGACGGGGATATTAGTACGCAAGTTGATAGTTCTGTCACAAGAATTAGCCCGTCAACCTTTGCTTCGATTCCGAACAAGTTAACGCAAGCAAAGCCTTTGCAGATTTATTTCCAAAGAACAACTTCCCCGCAATATACCTTGTGGCCGGTGCCTGATGATACCGAAACTTACAAGTTGATATATTGGCGTATCAAAAGAATGCAGGACGCGGGGACCGCAGGCTCTAATACATATGATGCACCAGAGAGATGGCTCCCCGCCTTAACTGCTGGGTTGGCGTATTATGTGGCGATGAAGAACCCCGAAGCTGCCAATAGGGTTCAGATTTTGAAGTCTATTTATGATGAGCAGTTTACATATTGTGCTTCCGAAGACAGGGTGAAGGCTTCTTTTCAGGTTGTGCCCGGTGGTTACGGTGTTATCTGATGAGTAAATACGCTTCAGGTAAGCGGGCGCTTGGTATATGTGATCGGAGTGGTTTTACCCATAAACTGAAAGATTTGTTACCGGAGGTCCAGAATGGGAGGGATACAGGATTAAAGGTTTCTCGTTCAATGTTAGATCCCGATCAGCCTCAATTATGGTTAGGCCGCGTTAATAAGGACGATCCGCAGGCTCTTAGAAATTCCAGACCAGATCAGAATTTAACGGTAGGCCGCGACATTGTTTGGAATTGGGCACCTGTGGGGGATCGCAATTCCCTAAGTTCTATATATGGGTTTTCCACACAATTCAGTACGGAGGGCACGGGAGAGGTTGGTTCTGTGACTGTGGTTGTGTCATGAAAGAGACTGGTATCGAAGATTCGATTTGTGCTGATTCGGATTCGAGGAATAGTGTTCTCTATAGGATTGAAGTAGCCAAGAATTTAGGCGAGCCTTTTGTCGTTGTTTCTTTTTTCGGTTTTAATAGTGACGAAGAAACTCAGTCTTTTGCTGAGTATATGCGGACTTTTTTGGAACTAAATGAAGCGGAGAGTCCTTCGGGTCTTATAAACTAATGAATTATTCTACGTTGGTTCAAGCAATTAAAGATTATACGGAGAATACCGAAACTACCTTTGTGGCTAATATAGATATATTTATAGGACAGGCCGAAGAAAGAATTTTGCTTGATATAGATCTTCCTGTTTTCCACAAGAATGTGACCGGCTCTATCACACAGGGGAATTCTTATCTGTCAAAGCCAACAGATTTTTTGACGGCTTTTTCTTTGGCAGCTATTGATAGTGGAAATTCTTATACGTACCTTTTGCCGAAGGATGTTTCATTTATAAGGGAATATTCTCCCGATACCGATACAACGGGGGCACCTAAGTATTATGCTCATTTTGATGACAGTTCTTTCATTCTTTCGCCCAAACCAAATGCGACCTTAACTACAGAGCTTCATTACAAGTACAAGCCAGCACAGATATCGTCTACCACCACCACAACGTGGCTGGGGGATAACGCCTCCTCTGCCCTGTTATATGGCTGCCTCGTGGAGGCTTACACTTTCATGAAAGGCGAGAGCGATATGCTTCAGTTGTATCAGGGTAGGTATGATGGTGCGTTAAGGGCTGTTCAGAAAATTGGTCAATATGACGATCAGCGTGACTGGTTTAGGAACGGTTCCGGGGCACGGGCTTCTGCATGATTGAACTCAGGGCTTCGGTTTCTCCTGTTTATGTAGAAACAAGTGATAGTGGGGGATTGTCTGCGGATCAGATAACCGAATTGTGTTGTCGCAAAATTATTTATGTAAGTGAAGATGCGCCCCCTGCTATTCAACAGCAAGCTGAAGAGTTTAGGGATCGTATGGCTTTTATTGTTAATTCGTATATCAAGCAGGCAATGCAGTCTGAAAGGGATAGATGTGTTCAGGCGGCTGCCAATGGTGGATATGCAGATTTAGCAGATTTATTAAGGAGAATCTAATGGCTTTTACCGGGAACTTTATGTGTACGTCTTTTAAGAAAGAATTGATGGAGGCGAAGCATAACTTTTTGAACAGTGGTGGCGATACGTTCAGGCTCGCTCTCTATACGAACAGCTCTTCCTTCACCGCCGCGACAACCGCATACACGTCGACGAATGAGGTGAGTGGCACCAACTACACCGCGAAGGGGAACTCATTGACAAGAGTTGACCCGACAACGAGCAGCACGACGGCTCTGACGGATTTCTCCGATACGACGTGGAGCAGTGCGACGATAACCGCTCGGGGCGCTTTGCTGTATAATGACTCAGCGAGTGGAGATCCGACCTGTTTGGTTCTGGATTTCGGA